GCAAGTCTTTGCAGTTCATCTACACCGGTCGTACAACGGCTGAGTATCACACCCCTGGCAATGCAATCCTCGGTAACTCCGATGGTGCACCTCCAGTGGCTGAGAAGACCATCACTGTTGATGACCTTCTGATCAGTTCTGCATTCGTGTACGAATTGGATGAAACTCTTGCCCACTACGAACTGCGTGGTGAGATCTCTAAGAAGATCGGTTATGCACTCGCTGAGAAGTATGACCGTCTGATCTTCCGTGCGATTACCCGTGGTGCACGTGCTGCATCACCTGTCACGAAGACTAACTTCAAAGAGCCAGGTGGTACTCAGATTCGTGTTGGCGCTACTGCAAATGCATCTGATGCGTATAACGCACAGAACTTGACTACTGCTTTCTTCGATGCTGCAGCAGCACTTGATGAGAAAGGTGTTAGTCAGGACGGACGTGTAGGTATTCTAAACCCACGTCAGTACTACGCTCTTATTCAAGAAGTTGGAAACAACGGATTGATCAACCGCGACGAGCAAGGCTCTGCTTTGCAGTCCGGTCAGGGAATCATTGAGATTGCAGGCATCAAGATCTACAAGTCAATGAACATCCCATTCTTCTCCAAGTACGGTACTAAGTACGGCACTGGTTCTGCTACCAACCCTGGTACAACCAGCCCCGGTAACCTCGGTGACTTCGTATCTGCTGATGTTGAAGATGCCGCTAACGACGTTACTGGTATCAACAACGAGTACGGTGAAGAAACCGAATTCGCTAACTCCTGCGGACTTATCTTCCAGAAGGAAGCCGCTGGTGTTGTCGAAACTATTGGACCACAGGTTCAAGTAACTTCAGGCGATGTGTCTGTGGTTTATCAGGGTGACGTTATCCTTGGCCGTCTGGCTATGGGTGCTGACTACCTGAACCCTGCTGCAGCCGTTGAGCTGTTTGCAGGCACCGCAAGTGCACCTTCTGCATTCTGATTTTTATTTATATGGGGATCCTTCGGGGTCCCTTTTTTTTAACTATGACAACTCCTACAACTATTGATCTCGATACCGAACTATCCGCAGTTAATTCAATCTTGGGGAGTATCGGTCAGTCTCCAGTAACTAGCATTAATTTTACTAATCCCGAGGTTGAGTTTATCTATAACCTTCTGAAAGAAAGTAATATCGAAGTACAAAATGAAGGTTGGGTATTTAATCGTGAAGACCACTACCCATTCACTCCTGACGTTAATAAAAACATCTTTGTTCCAAACAACGTACTCCGTATGGATGTATGTGAGGAAGAGGTGTATAGGTCTAGTGATGTAGTCAAACGTGACGGCAAGCTATACAACAAGATCAAGCATACCTATGAGTTTGATGAGAAGCTTGATATGAATGTTGTTTGGTTATTTGCTTTTAGTGATTTGCCACAACCATTCAAACGTTTGATTGTTGCCAAGGCTTCAGTACGTGCTGCTGTGCAGCTTGTATCTAACCCTACGCTTGTACAACTGTTGCAACAACAAGAAGCTTTTGCTCGTGCAATCGTTACTGAATACGAATGCAATCAAGGTGATCATAACTTCTTAGGCTTTGGTCATGAAAATGGATACCGCACTTATGAACCGTTCCGAGGACTACGTCGCTGATGGCAAGTATTTCACAAACTATTCCAAATTTTTATGGTGGTATCTCTAAGGTACCTGATTCGGCAAAAGGACAGGGTCAAGTAAAGGATGCATTGAACTGCGTACCTGATCTTAATAAGGGCTTGTTTAAGCGTCCAGGTGCTCGCCGTGTTGGTAGCTCACCCTTAACAGGTGCTACTTCTAGTGGCTCTTGGTTTCATTACTATCGTGATGAAGCTGAAGGTAGTTATATCGGACAGGTGCAAACCAATGGTTCTGTCAATATGTGGGCTGCAGATACAGGTAGTGCTATTACTGTTACCTATGAAGGTGGTCAGCAATCTGCTCTTCAAAGCTATTTAAGTAGCGGTACTATATCTAGTGAGACTCTTCAGTTCACTACGATCAATGATAGTACGTTTGTTTGTAATCGTAATGTGACTGCAGCAATGCAGCCAACTAGTGTTGCCAAAACAGTTGAAAAGCCACATCAATACGCTGCCTTTGTAGAAATCAAAAGGGCAGAAAATGGTAGGCAGTATGGATTGAATATTCATGATCCATCCTCAAGTAGCACTACTCCAATAACATCAGCTACACTTTTATCAGTAGCAGCTACTACGACAGAGGGTTACACAACTTTTACTGGTGGTAAAGGACACTGTCCACATATCGCGACTCAAGTTTTTGATTATTCTAATACAGCTTTAGCTAATCAGGAAAATAATCTAGTCTTTCGTTTAACTACTACTGGACAACAGGGTCCGCTTCCAGGTTCAAACGCAGTACAACCTACAGACAGTGAATTTACCTGTAGTTATAGCACCTCGGTTGACCTTCTTCATGGTGGATTTCAGTGGTTTGATTCAACAACATCAGGCACTGCATCGACCGTTACGGTGACTATGGCCGGTAGGAACTATACCGTTACTGTTGATAGATCTGAAACTGTTCAGGTCCGCGCTTCCATTAAAGCTATACGTCCAGCACCGACGCCATTTGATGCTCAAACTAATGTCAGTGTTGACACCATTCTTGGTGGTATTACTTCTGAACTATCAGGTACAGGAATTAGTTTTGAAGTTATTGGTAATGGAATCTACTTGCATAGTACTAATCCGTTTACGGTTGAAGCACAGAACACCGACCTCTTTACTGTCATTACTGATGAGGTCAATGATGTTACTGGGCTTCCTTTCCAGTGCAAGCAAGGTTACATCGTCAAGGTAGCTAATAGCTCATCAACTGATGATGATTACTACTTGAAGTTTGAAGGTAATGGTGGTGGTAGTGGTCCCGGTAGCTGGGTCGAATGTGCTGCACCAGGTATTGAGAAATCAATTAATTCCTTGACGGTACCTGTAATGATTCAACGTCAAAGCAGTGGATCGTTTCAGGTAAAGCGTTTTACCTACGATGACCGTGAGGTAGGTGATTTAAATACAAATGGAGATCCTAGCTTTATTGGTAAAAAAATTAATAAAGTTATTTTCTTTAGAAATAGACTAGGGTTCTTGAGCGATGAGAATGTCATTCTTTCTAGACCTGGTTCTCTAGGTAACTTCTTTGTCAATACTGCGCTGACTGTTGCTGGTACAGATCCTATTGATATTAGCTGTAGTTCTAAATATCCTGCGATCTTGTTTGACTCTCTTGAAGTCAATACGGGCTTGCTTGTCTTTGCTGGTAACCAACAGTTCTTGTTGGCTACTGACTCCGATATCCTCAATCCTGAAACAGCTAGACTAAGTAGCATCAGTACGTATAACTACAACACTAAAGTACCTCCATTTTCACTAGGTACCATTGCTGGTTTTCTAGACAATGCTGGAGCCTTTAGCAGGTTCTTTGTTATGTCTAATGTGGCACGTGAAGGTGAGCCTAATGTCAACGAACTAAGTAAAGTAGTTGCTGATGTCTTGAGTAAGGATATTGATCTTGTTGCTGACTCACGTGAAAACACCACCATATTTTTTGGTAAATCGGGTAGTGACGAAGTTGTTGGTTACAAATATTTCAATGTTGCTGACAAACAGATCCAATCTTCCTGGTTTAGGTGGAAACACTCCCGTCCACTTTCTTATCACTGCTGTGTAGATGATACGTACTACTTCATTGATGATCAGTTCTTTCTACAACGCATCGATTTAATCCGTGATGATGAGTCTACCTTTGTCGAACATGGTAAAGAGTATGCCGTCTACCTGGATAATTATGTCAGTGCCTCTGGTGGTTCTTACAATGCCACTACACGTAAAACAACCTTTAATCTAAGCTGGTTATCTAACATTACAGATAAGTCTGTAAATCTTGCAGCAGTTAGGGCTGGCGATTCTGGAACCATTGCTGTTGATATTGATGTTCCTTCAAGTGGTACCTCTGTAGTTCTCGATGGTGATCAATCTGGTGTCACTCTGTTATTTGGGTATTTGTATACGATGCAAGTAGATCTACCTAGGTTCTTTGTACAGAAGGTGTCTGGTGAAAAGACTGTCAATGAAGAACGTGGAAGCTTAGTTATCCATAGAGTTAAACCTTCCTTTGGCCGTCTTGGTCAATACAACTCAGTTGTTACTAGGACAGGTAAGGTTGACTATGTTGATGAGTTCACATCCTCTACATACGATCAGTACAACGTTGCTGATGTACAGGTAGAAGATGAACACATTGGAACTATACCTGTGTACGAGAAGAGTAATAACTTTAACTTATCAATCAAATCAACATCACCTCTTCCCGCAACACTTATCTCTTTGACTTGGGAAGGTGATTATTCACCTAAATACTACAAGAATGTCTAAGTACATTTATCCACTAACTAAAGAGGTCGCTGTTCATGTGGCCTCTAATTTGCGCCCTGAGGACCGCAGAGAATGCACAGAGGGTCATGGTCACAATCCCCTCCTTCCGCTCCTTGGAGGCGCTTCTAGTGGTTACTCAGCAGCCTTCATGATGCCTAACGGT